TTCAATTGGTCGCAACAAGTATGGAAAGAAAAAATTTCAAAAGGCAGCAGCAACCGATCATAAATTGGGTGAAGAGAATTCATTAGATGAAGGTATTCGTAGTACAATCAAAGGTTTATTTTCTAAAAAGAAAGAAGAAGAGGCACCCAAACCAGAAAGTAGAGGTGATCAACTTCGTAAAAGATATAATGTAGGTCCAGAAGGGTCTGATACTTCTGCTAAAAGAAAAATTCTAAACCGTGCTAAAGGCAATGCTGAAAGAGCACAGACACAAGTTAATATGGGCAATGCGTCACAATCTTATGCAGATAGGGCAAAAGGAGCACACGATAGTTATTTGAAGGCAGGATACAGCAAGTATGGTGCTGATATTCCATACCAAGGTAGAGGAAATAAGGCACGTAAGAGAGCTGCTGCTATGACTGCACATGAAGCATATGAACTTGTAGCATTGCATCTTCTTGAAAATAAGTTTGCATCAACAATTGAAGATGCTGATAATATCATTAGAAATATGAGTGATAACTGGATGGCTGAAATTCTTGAAGGTTGATATAATATTACAATTCATTAAGGCACCTTGACAGGTGCTTTTTTTATGACTATAATAACTCTGTTAGGGTTGAAGATAAGTTATACTTATAAATAACTTGAATATTATTAGGGACCCAAATGAGTTATGAAAACCCTTGGTTATATCAAGGAAAAGTTTTTGAGACAGAAGATATTCAAGAAAATTTTGGATTTATCTACTTAATAGAGTGTGAAGAAAACAGTAGAAAATATCTAGGAAGAAAATACTTTTGGTCTTTTAGAACACCAAAAGGAAAGAAAAGAAAAGTAAAACAAGAAAGTGATTGGAAAAAATATTATGGATCTTGTCCAGAACTTAAAAAAGATATTAAGATATTAGGTAAAGAAAAGTTTAAAAGAAGTATTTTATCTCTTCATAAAACATTAGGAAAAACTAATTATGAGGAGACAAGATTGTTGTTTTTGAATAATGTTTTAACGGAAGCATTGGATGATGGATGCCCAAAGTTTTATAATTCAAATATACTTTCCAGATATTACCGAAAAGATTATTTTGATGGTCAAATTAATAAATAAGTTATGTGTTAGTAAATATTTCCATGACATTAGATCTTCATAACTTTTTTAAGTATTATGATGATAAGAATGCAGATCATGTAGCAGCAGTTCAATGGTTAGAAGATAATCTTCCTGCTGAATATATGGATGATTCTGAAACAGATTGGGTAAAAATTTTTAGAACCAAACCACCAACACCTGCAGTTCTTGCAGTTCCTTATTTCAATCAAGTAGATAACTATAGAGATGCTCACCGTACTTGTAATAGTTCTTCTTGTGCCATGTGTCTTGAGTTTTTAAAACCAGGCACTCTAAAGGGAGCAAAGGGTGATGATGCTTATGTTCAAAAAGTATTCGCAATTGGTGATTCAACTGACCATGCAGTTCAGACCAAAGTTCTTGCAGGTTATGGTGTTAAATCACACTTTAGTTACAATCTTTCTTTTTCTGATGTTGATAAAAGTTTATCTGCTGGTAAACCTGTCGTTATTGGTATTCTTCACAGGGGTTCTCTTTCTGCACCTACTGGCGGGCACATGGTTGTAGTCATCGGTACTACTCCAGATGGTAAAGGTTATTACATCAATGACCCTTATGGTTCATTGAATGATAACTATACTGGTCCTGTAACTAATGGACAGAAGACCATTTATACCAAAGCAGTTCTCAAGTATCGTTGGTGCCCAGGTGGCAATGACGGTTGGGGTCGTATTTTCGATTAATCATTAAGGAGAAAAGACAATGGCAAAAGTAGATTTACACAATTTCTTTAAATTTTATGATGAAAAGAACCCCAACCATGTGAAGGGTGTTCAGTGGATGGAAGACCACCTTCCAGTTAAATTTTTAGAAGATAATGCAGAGTGGGCAGAGATCTATAGAGGAAAAAAGCATAGTGCTGTAGCAGCATCTGCTCCTGCAGCTTCTGTACCTGGTGGTGATGATGTTCCAATGATGGGCATCAAACTTATTAAAGAGTTTGAAGGATGTAGATTAAATGCTTATCCTGATCCTCTTTCTGGGGGACTTCCAATCACGATTGGTTGGGGTGGAACTCGTAAGAAAGATGGATCTCCATTTCATCTGGGAGATAAGATTACTCAGGCAGAAGCAGATGAACTTTTAATTGAAGAATGTAAGCACAACTTTCTTCCATCACTTCGTAAAATCCCACATTGGGGTGAAATGTCTGATGGTAAAAGAGGAGCTCTGCTCAGCTTTGCCTATAATTTGGGTGCTGGTTTTTATGGTAGTGGTGATTTTAATACTATTACACGTACATTGAAGAATAAAGAATGGGACAAAGTTCCCGATGCGCTTTACTTGTATAGAAATCCTGGATCTAATGTAGAAGCAGGACTTGCTCGTAGAAGAAAAGCAGAAGGTGAATCTTGGAAAAAAGGTTAACCTATTCACAAAAAAAATGACTAACAAAAAAAACGAAAATACTATGGGACAATTAATTCGTATATGTATCTTGGGTTGGTCAGCTGCTCTTCTTACAGCAAGTTATGCTGGTACTCTGTCTAAGATGGATCCAACATTTATTGCAACAGTTTTTACTGCATCTGCAGCTACTTTTGGTATTAATACAATGAAGAAAGGTGGAGATGATGAAGATGAAAAGAAAGAAGCACCAAAGAGAGATGAGTTTGTAGAAACTCCTCCAGAACCACCTGCAGATGAATCTCCAGAAACTCTAGAAGCAAGAGTGGAAGCTCTTGAGACTAAAGTAGATGAAGGTGAAGGATTTGTTCAACCTCGTACAGGGGTATAATGGCAAAATCATCAAACAAAGGTAAGAAGGGTTCTAATGGTTCCAAACAGAATCAGGGGAATGCTACAGCAAAGAAAGCAAAGAACGGTGGAAAGAAAAAATGAGGACTTATGGCACGAGAGTGGAATACTCCCAAACGTGAGTGTTGGAATAAACCAATACATCAAATACTTAAAGCCATAGATAATCACACCCGTCTTCATTTGGAGACGGGTGATTTTTGGCATGAGGAACAGGCACAGATACTAAGAAAGTATGTTGCAGGTTTAAAAGTTTTTATTCACAAAGAGGAAGGAAGAGAATGACTGAGTTTCCTTGGGGAGTATGCACAATTCTTGGAGCAGGATTAGTTTTTACTGCTTGGTGCATTTACTATATACTACGACTGGCATATTTGGAGACAAAAGATGAAACAATTAGCATTAATTCTGTCGGCAACAAGTCTTCTCATTAGTGGTGCTCTCTGTGTAGGTGCTTATGTGACCTACAAAAAAGCAGAAGCAATTCTCAACAACCCAGAGGATTTTGTGGGTGCTGTTGTAGAGAAGCAAGTTAGTAAGGCATTTGAAAAATTACCCATCCCAAAACTTAATACTTCAAAGTTTAAACTTCCGTTCTGATGCCAATCTCAGAAATTCCTGATATAAAAACAAATAGTATAGAAACACCAAGGGTGGAGGTTCCAGTTATTCGTTCTGTTGAACCTCCACCTATTCTTGTACCAATCAATAGAACTCTTCCAAAACCTGTTGTTGATGTTCCTTTAGATGGTATTCCGCAATATGAACCTATTGATGCTCCTACAACCGAACAGTTCAGGAGAATGGTAAATCCTCAACAGGAACCAAAAAAGGAAGAAGAAATACAAGATAAACCTAGAGGACTTCCAGATACTAAAGCAATTTCTGATGCATTAAAACAAGTACCTCAATCTCAACCACAAGAACAAGTTGCTCCGTCAGTACCAAAAATAGATGATTCGACTATTACAGTTCCTTATATTGGAGAAATTCCAGTCCCCTCCACCCAAACTGTTGTATTATCTGGCACCACTGCTACTGCTTCTGTTGCTGCGGCTCTTATTGGCAAATCTATGGTGGAATGGTTGGTAGGAAAAATGAAACCTATTATTAATCAGATTTTTGTGCGGGCAAAGCAATTGATGAACCGAGATCTGACGCCTTATGAGACTCAACTACTTTTTGCTTTGGAACTGGATAAGAAGACTTTGAAACTCTTAAAGAAGGAGCAAAAGGCTGATAAGTTACGGCAGAAGCAGGTCTTTGTTGAATCACTAAAACATCCGCACATATCTTTGCGTAAGGAGAAGCAGGATTAGGATTTATTTTTTTCTAATCTTTTTCTTGCTTGTGTTTCTAATTGTTTTTCTCTAATTTTTTGTTTAGTTTCTTCACTCATTTTTACTCCATAACGAGAATTATTTTTTCCACTTCTATCTGGTTGGTTTGTTTTCATTTTTTCTAATGCTTCTGGAGTATGTCCTCCTTCTGTTGGACTTTTCCATTCTCCATTTTCAACTCGTCTTTTCTGTGCTTCACTAATTTTTTTCCTTACTTCTGGTCTTTTTGCTGGATTTTTGTCTCCAACAAGTTTTCCTTTTGCCGCAATACTTAATTTTTGTTTTACCTCTGGTGTGTGTGCAATATATTGACTTCCCCCACCTATGGTATTATTGTATCCTTCTTTATATGAGTTGTATTTTTCAATATAAAATGTCTCTCTTTCGTCAAGATTGTGTATATTGCATTCTTCTAAAAGTTCTACGGTAAAGTTTTCTCTACCGTATTTTTGAATTGCTTGTGTTATTGCAGTTTTTTTACTTGGATGTTGATGTTCTTTAAATCTATATTCTATTGAATGTTTTGTTTGTCCAACATATACTTTATTGTTAATTGTATTTGTAATTAAATATATTTTTCCCATACGGTTGGATTTAGAACTTCTACTATTATTTATACAAATTAGAAGTTCTAAATCCAACCTTTTATTTTGTAGGTTCCATCATTTTACCAATACCATTTACCCACTTTCCATTTGGGGCAACAGTTATAATATCAGCGCACAAGTTTCCAAAAGGACTACTTGGACTAAAAAATACTCCTTGTTTTATTTGTTCTCCACAAATTTTTAATCTTACAAGTGCTGCATCAAGTTTTGCTTTATCTGCCTCTGCTCTTTGTCTAGCAGTCCAAGTATCTGCAGCAGTCTTACATCTTTCCTGTAATCCACCATCTAAAGGGAATGATAGAGTTGCTGACAATCCATAATTATTTGCAAAACTATCTTTTTGACCAGTTCTTTCTAATCCATTTATTCCGGTAGTTGGGTCATTATCAATATCAGCATATGCTTCAAAAGGTCTTGAACCACTTTTAGATGTGGTCATAAAGGGAGTAAGATTAAACGTTGGTCCCTGACAACTTACTCCACCACCGTATGAATTGGTCACGTATGGACCTTGTAAAACTTGTACTGCTTGGTTTGTTACACTTCCTGACGATGTTGCTTGAGGATTTGCAATTGCAGTTACAGGAGTATCCCCCTCTGCATACGCAGGGAGAACAAAGACACTTAGAGCAAGGATTGTTCGTAGGCATTTCATCTTACTGGGTAAATACTGACATCGAATCTGTAACAGATTGAATTGTCGTTGTTCTTTCTACTGTTGTGTCTTTAATCAATCCAGGACCCATATAAGTTTCTGAAAACTGAA